TGGATTCTTCGGAATGGAAAAATATACTGAGATAAGAGTTGCTGAACAGATAGTTATGTATGTGAAGAATAAATTAAATTAATGGTTATAGTAAATACACAAGATAGTTGGGAAACTTTATCTAAACGATTACAGAAAGAACCATTTGTATATCTACAAATGTTTTCAGATGTAAATAAACATCCACTTGACAATCGAGTGTCTTGTTATTATATTCGTACTATGACAAGAGAATTTATAGTACCAGTTCATCATAATGAAAAATTTTCGGAAGATATACAATATCTGAATATAGATACACCAATGCTTGTATCTGATTTAAAATCCCATAAGCACATTTCTATGATAACTTCTAATGAAGTTTATGATTTGAATTGGTGTCATTATATGAAAACAAATCAACCATATGATTTTGATAAACATTTAACAACTGCACATCACCACAATTATAGATTACATTACGATAAAGAAAATGTTAATGATATAATTCCGTTGGTAAAGCATGCTGAGTATTTTGAAAAGGTATCAAAAGAATTGATGGTGAATTTTGAAAAGGAATATGACCAAACTATCTTGGAAGTTTTATATGAAATAGAAAAGAATGGATTATACACTACAGATGATAAAATGGTTTATTCAGAATATAATCCATACACTTTAACGGGTAGACCAAGTAATAGGTTTGGTGGAATGAATTTTGCAGCATTAAATAAAAAGGATGGTAGTAGAAAACAATTTATCAGTAGACATAAACATGGGGTATTGGTAGAGTTTGATTTTGATGCGTATCACCCACGATTAATAGGTGATATGATTGATTATAAATTCCCTAAAGGTTCTGCACATAATCACCTAGCAAAAACATATGGATTAGGTTATGATGAGGGAAAACAATTAACATTTAAGTATTTATATGGTGGTATAACTACCGAAATGAAACAAAACCCGTTTTTTGGTAGGGTTGATGAGTTTATAAATGGGTTGTGGAGTACATGGAAATCATCGAAAAGTATTCAATCTGATATTTATAATAGAGAAATAGTTAAGGTGAACTTGCACGATATGAATCCGAATAAATTGTTCAATTATATGATACAATTATCGGAGACTGAAAATAATATTCGTATCGTAAAAGAATTAATTCCCATTATAGAAAATGGAGATTATAGTAGTAGGTTAGTATTATATAATTACGATGCCTTTTTATTTGATTTTGATGTAAAAGGAGATGGTTTGGGATACTTAAAAAAAGTAAAAGAAGTATTAGAACAAAATGGGAAATATCCAACAAAAGTATCTATGGGTGATAACTATCATAGTATGAAGGATATAACAAAGAGATTTTAATGATAACAGATTTTGATAAAATATTAAATGAGTTGAGTTACAGAGTTAAGGATGGTACACCCGATTTAACTAATGAACAACACTTGATTAAATTGTTTGATGTGTTGAAAGAATACAATTGGCCAATTAATGAGAGAGTTAGACTTATAAAAAATCTCACAACACCATCACAAATTATTGTAGAAGGTAGTACAGGTGCAACTACATTTTATCACGAAGTAATGACTGGTATATTAGTTGCTGGTGGTAGTAGTTCATTCAAAGATGGTGCAGAAGTTGCAAAGTTTTTTAAGAATAAAAAAATAAAAGCAGTAAATTCTGGATTAACTGAAGTCCCACCTGCAGGTGCAGTATGGGAAAAATTTTTATTAAAAGCTTCAATTCCAAAGGGAGACCTCGTATCCGATGCAAAAAAACTATCTTCGAGAATTGTAAAAGAATTAGGTAAGGGTACGAATATGATGTGGACCGGCCCAACAAACGATGGTTCTAAGTATGGAGCTGCAGATATTGCTGGTACATTTAGTGGTTATGGTGATGTTGGTATATCTTTAAAGAAGGGGGTTGGACAATTAAAGAATTTAACTCTGGGTACTTTTACAAAAGCATTGGGACTAAAAGAATTAAAAGGAAAGGATTTTATAACAACATATAAATCAGATTTTGATGCGATGACAAAAGATTGGAAAGTTTTAGTTACAAAATTATTTAATTCAAAAACAAAAGATTCAAAAGCAAAAACGATTTTTAAGAATCATATTAAAAACACTTGGGATGAATATCAAAAAGAAATATTAACAGAAGAAGAATTGAATATATTAACAGAGGCAGTTGGTTTACCTAAAATGAAATATGCTACTAAAACAAAAAAGTTCAAATATTTTTGTAGAAAAATGCAAGAGAAGAATCATCCACAATGGAAAGTTTGGAATGTCAAACGGACAAAACATTTCAAGAATATTTTCGAAACGTACTTATCAGGTAAAGAAAATTCAATACGATTAGGTTTACATAATTTATTTAAAAAACAATTAAGTGTTGGGGAAACAAGTTTATTTTATGCTGCTAAGGGTGGTGATACATTTTGGTTTATCCCAAGTGAAAAACTTTATAATAAAAAAATGGGACCTGAAGAATTTATTGCTGATTATGAATTAAAAGAATCAAAATCTGGATATCAATTTTTATTAGATGTTGGTACACAAGACGTTGGTGGTATTGGGACTGTTATCATAACGATTCGATTTGCGGATGGACAAATGGATGGAGTACCCGGAGTTAAATCAGATTATAAATTAGTTTCAAACGATTGGTCTGGTTTATTAGGAGCATTTAGGAAATAATATGAGAACTCAATTATTATGTACATTTACCCGCTTATCTCGATTGCCAGAAACACTTGATGTTATTATAGAGTGTAACGATATACTTTATGATAAAATATACATTTTTCAGAATATGAAGGAAGAAACCCAATTAATTTGTACCTATAATGTCGAGTTTATTGATAATTACGAGGAGAACATAGAGAACACTATTTCACTACATAGAAAGAAACAGAGTAATACTCTATATACTATTAACGCTTTGAATGAAGTTATCAGAGCAAAGAATAAAGGAATCTTAGATAAGAGCTTTAATGTTGATTGGAGTGAATATCAAAATACTTTACTACTAACCAACGAAACAGGTTTGAATATAATACCTACTAAAATACACCAGGTAGTAAATGTGAAGGATTGGAACAAATAGTTACACAAGTGTATCATTATGATATAGTACGGGTGTATTAAAACAATACACTCCAAAACAACGCGTTTGAATTAACTCATAATCGGTTAACTATATATAAATATCAAGTTTTTTTCAGTTATTTACGTTTTTTTTTAAAATAAAATGTATTTTGGGAATTTATATACATATATATTAATGTATCAAATGAGATACATAGTTTTTTGACAAATTGGATTTTTGAAAAGTACGAGGAGTAATTAACTTCGTATGGAATTGACCGAATAATGGGTAGACTTTAGAAGCCCATAAGGTAATCCAAGATGAGTTCGTGGTGAATCTACAAAGCCGAATGGTTAAGTAGTTGAGACATCAATCATCTAATGTACTTTCTGAAAACATAAAGAAGCAATTCTTTAGACCTTGTTTTGGGTAAGGGTAAAACTGAAATCCCAACTTGTGGCTGAATCAATCTAAACTCAGAGAGATAAGGCACTGACACAGAGATTGTACTCACTCCAATGAGATTAACCATCTTGAGGAGAATCATCGTAACTGATGGGTGTTAGGTACAAGGGCAATAAAATCTGAGCAGAAAGTTGTAGGTATGCAAATCCTACATTCCCTAAAATTTCCAACTTATAAAAAAAGGTTCTCACCGATTTTTAGTTTCCACTTATGATAGACTTAAAAACGAAATGAACCTTTTTTTTTTATAAAAAACTTAAACTATATTACATTTTAGCAAATTTAGTTGATATATATTATTGTATCAAGGTTACACTTGATTGACAAATGAAAAATAAACATAAACAAATGGAGAATATGAAATGGATTTAAACGCAATAAAAAAACGCCTCGGGCAGTTACAAACAACTAACAATCGGACTTCCAGTCTTTGGAAACCACAACCAGGTAAAACTCAAATTCGTATCGTACCTTACTCATTCAATAAAGATAATCCTTTTATTGAATTGTTTTTTCACTACAATCTGAGCAATCGCTCTTATTTATCACCAATTTCTTTTGGTAGACCAGACCCTATTGAAGAGTTTGCTCAAAAACTAAAAGCAAGTGGCAATAAGGAAGATTATCAGTTATCACGTAAACTTGAAGCAAAGATGAGAACTTTTGCTCCAGTTATAGTTCGTGGTGAAGAATCGCAAGGTGTGAAGTTTTGGGGATTTGGAAAGACAGTTTATCAAGAACTTCTTTCAGTAATCGCAGACCCTGATTATGGTGATATTACAGACCCAATTAATGGTCGTGATATTTCGGTAGAGTTTATCTCAGCTGAGGAGAGTGGAGCAAGTTATCCAAAAACTAACATTCGCGTCAAACCTAATCAATCACCGATTTCTGATGAGCCTGATATACTTGAAAAAGTAAAGAAACAACAGGACATTACAGAAATCTATCAAGAGTTATCATACGATGATATGACAGATATACTAAATACATGGTTAAACCCTGATGGTGATGCAACTGAAGAAGATTCAGAAGTATCAACAACAGCAAAAGCCGTTGGAGGAAATGTAGCTGAACTTGACAAATCTAAGGTAAGTAATACTGGTGATGCTTTTGATGAGTTATTTAACTCGTAAATAAAAACCCCCGTTAATGTGTGGCAACATACAACAAAAGTAGAGATGGGTGTTATTGTATTCCCTAACTACACATTAACAATTTGATAAGGAGAAATGAATGTCATCAGTACACGATGTATTGGCCGATACTTTGGCCGACAGTTTAAATAAGAAATTTAAAGATAATAAAGTAGCATACTTTCTGGATGGTACAGATAATACACCTACGGATATCACAGATTTTATCTCAACAGGTAGTTCTATGTTAGATTTGGCTATATCAAATAGACCAAATGGTGGAATTGCAGTTGGAAGAATTACAGAAATCAATGGATTAGAATCAAGTGGAAAATCTCTACTTGGTGCACACATCTTAGCAGAAACTCAAAAGAAAGGTGGGGTTGCAGTTTATATAGATACTGAAACTTCAGTTTCTCAAGAGTTTATGGAAGTGATTGGAATTGATATGGGTAAGATGTTATATCTACACTTAGAGACAGTAGAAGATATATTTGAAGCGATTGTAGAAATTATAACTAAAGTTAGGGAATCAGATAAAGATAGATTAGTAACTATTATGGTTGATTCACTCGCTGCAGCTACTACGAAAGTAGAGTTGGAAGCAGATTTTGATAAAGATGGTTGGGCAACTGCAAAAGCAATCATTATATCAAAAGCATTGAGAAAGATTACTCAAATGGTTGGTAGACAACGAGTGGCACTTGTGTTTACTAATCAATTAAGACAAAAACTCGGAGTAATGTTCGGAGACCCTTGGACAACAAGTGGTGGGAAAGCATTACCATTCCACGCTTCAACAAGAATTAGGTTGAAGAACATGGGACAAATTAAAGATACAGCAAAAAATGTATTAGGTATGAAGTGTAGAGCACAGATTGTGAAAAACAGACTTGGGCCACCTTTAAGACATACAGATTATCATATGTACTTTGATAGGGGTATTGATAACTACGGAGCTTGGTTGACTGTTCTAAAAGAACATAAGTTGATTAAATCAGCTGGTGCGTGGTACACTCTTACAGACCAAAATGGTAAAGACCATAAGTTTTTATCTAAGGATTGGGAAGAGTTAATTACCAAAGATGATGAGTTGAAAGACTATGTCTATGGTATCATTTGTGATAAGGTTATATTAAAATACAAAGAAAAACTTGGTATTGATGATGTAGAGTTCACAGATGAGGTCTTAGGTGATTAATCAAAAACACTTATCTATACTCGAAGAAATAAAAAAATCTGGCGGAAAGGTTGATGGTGGAGAACCAAATGACTCGGTTTTATTGATTGATGGTTTAAACACTTTTATTAGAGTGTTTACCGCAGTACCTACTACTAATGAGGATGGGGTTCACATTGGTGGAATAGTAGGTTTTTTAAGGTCAATTGGATTCGCTATTAATATGGTAAGACCCACAAGAACTATCATAGTATTTGATGGTAAAGGTGGGTCTAACCGCCGTAGAAAAATATTTCCAGAGTATAAGGCAGGAAGAAAGATGTCTCTTCGGTTGAATAGAACAGATGGAATATCTTTAACTCGTGCAGATGAACATAAAATGATGATTGCTCAATTAAATAGAGTAATCGAGTATTTAGAACTATTACCTTTAACTATTACTACTGCTGAAAACATAGAAGCAGATGATGTGATTGGTTATTCAGCAAAACATGTCTTTAAGGATAAGGTTACTATAATGTCAACCGATAAAGATTTCTTACAATTGGTGGATGATAGAATTTCAGTTTGGTCACCTACTAAGAAGAAGATGTATGACCAAGAAAAAATATTGGAAGAATATGGCATAAGTTCCACAAACTTTTTATTATTTAGAACAATGGATGGTGATAAATCGGATGGGATACCTGGTATTAAGGGTGCTGGAATAAAAACCCTTTTAAAGTTATTTCCTTGGCTTGAATCCCCCCATAAGTTTACAATAGAAGATGTTCTGAAAAGTGCAGAATCTAAAAAGAAACAATTTAAATTATGTGAAGTAATTACTAATTCTTCAGACCAATTACTCTTGAATAAGAAACTGATGGATTTAGATGAGATAAACATATCTGGAAGTAGTAAGTTAAAAATACAAGAGATATGTGGGAATCCTATACAGCGTTTAGTGAAACATATATTTCAAAAGAAATTTTTGGAAGATAAATTGTACACGGCGTTACCTAATTTAGATAGTTGGTTACACACAACATTTAATAGATTAAATTTTATGGCAGAGAAAACACATGGGACGAAAACGTAAATACCATACCGATAAAGAACGTCAGGATGCTCAACGAAAGTGGCAGATGGAACATTATATGCGTAATGCTGAAGATTTAAAAGCAAAAGCACGACAAAGGTATCGTGATAAGAAAAGAAAAGAATTTTATGATAAAAAAGTCCAAGATTTGTACACGAATCTGGATACTTAATATAGGTTATAATGAGCGAAAATTTAATACAATATGGAACATCGTTCCAGTCAAAAATAATTACAAGTTTATTACTTGATAGTAAATTTACAAAACAAATTATAGAAATATTAGAAGTAAGTTATTTTGATACGGATTCTAATAAATATCTGATAAAATCTATCAAAGAATATTTTGTTAAATACAAAACACCACCAACAATGGAAGCAGTTAAGGTTATACTGGAAGAGGTAGATAATCCTACATTAAAAACCACAATTGTTGATTCATTACGAAATGCTTGGAATTATAGAGAAGCAACAGATTTACCATTTGTTCAAGAACAAACATTAGAGTTTTGTAAGAATCAAGTTGTTAAGGGTGCGATTATGCAATCAGTTGAATTATTAGAATCTCATCGATATGATGAAATCAAAGGTATAATTGACAAAGCAATGACTGCTGGTATGGAAAGGGATATCGGACACGAATACATTACTGGTTTTGAAGAGAGAATGAGTCAACAAGCGAGAATAGTTATGCCAACCGCATGGGATAGTGTTAATGATTTGATGGATGGTGGTTTAGCAGGTGGAGAGCTTGGAGTGATTGTTGCCCCTGCTGGTATCGGTAAATCTTGGACACTACAGGCAATTGGTGCTCATGCAGTTAAACAAGGTAAGACCGTAATTCACTATACATTAGAGTTAAATGCTCAGTATGTTGGGTTACGATATGATACAATTGTTAGTGGACAACCAACGGGTAACTTACAATATTATAAAGAAGAAGTGCAGAAAGCAATTGATAAATTAAAAGGTAACTTAATTATCAAGTATTGGCCAACGAGAACTGCAAGTGTAAATTCAATCGTAGCACATTTACAACAATGTGAATTGCAAGGTATAAAACCAGATATGGTTATTGTGGATTATGCAGATATTATGAAATCAACATCTAACTTCACAGAAAAAAGACATCAAATTGGACACGTTTATGAAGAACTAAGAGGTATGGCAGGAGAGTTTGATATTCCAGTATGGACTGCATCGCAAGCAAATCGTTCTGCGTTAGAAGAAGATGTTATTGATGCATCAAAAGTTAGTGAGGACTATAGCAAGGTGATGACATCAGATTTTGTAATGAGTATGAGTAGAAAAGTAGAAGATAAGATAGCAAATACAGGTAGATTCCACGTTATTAAAAATAGATTTGGGCCTGATGGAATTACATTTCCAGCAACCATCAATACCAATACAGGTTTCATACAAATCTACGAAACCAGCTCACAAGGTGGAAAAGAGGCCCAAGGTAAAATGAATAATGCAGATGAGTATCTACGTAAAACCTTGGCACAAAAGAAAAAAGATTTTGATGGTGAAGGGTTTGAATAAAACTTCCAAAAAAATTCAAAGAAAAAATTAAATAATTCAAAAATAATGGTGTATTTAAGTAGTATATACTATATGTATTATGGGTATAAGAAAATAAAAGAAAAGACAAAAAATGGAGAGTTTTAAAATGGGTACGCATAAGTTTAAATTATCAGAAAATTTTATTAATAAGTATAAAAGAAAGAAACCGCCTTTTGGTTTCAATGGGTTGGGTGAATTAGTTTATATGAGAACGTATTCACGTATTAAAGAAGATGGGAAAAACGAGAGATGGTGGGAAACCGTCAAAAGAGTTGTAGAGGGAACTTATACAATGCAAATGAATTGGATTGAATCTCACCAATTAGGTTGGAATCCATGGCAAGCACAAAAATCAGCACAAGATATGTACGAAAGAATCTTTACAATGAAGTTCTTACCACCAGGTCGTGGTTTATGGGCGATGGGAACAGCAATCACAGAAGAAAAGGGTTTGTATGCAGCACTAAACAATTGTGCATTCGTATCCACTAAAACAATCAAAGAAGATTACGCAAAACCATTTTGTTTCCTTATGGATGCTTCAATGTTAGGTGTTGGAGTAGGATTTGATACTAAAGGTGCTGGAGAGATAGATATTAAAGGTATTGATATCAAACGAGATGAACAAAACTTTCAAATACCAGATACTCGTGAGGGTTGGGTAGAATCATTACAACTTTTATTAGAAAGTTATTTTCACGGACAGGGAGAAGTTGTATTTGATTATAGTTTAGTCAGATTAGCAGGTGAACCAATCAAAGGTTTTGGTGGAGTAAGTTCAGGTCCTGAACCACTAATGGAAGTACACGAGACTGTTAGAGAAACATTAGAAGCTAATAGTGGAAAACCAATAACAATCACAACAATCGTAGATATTATGAATTTAATCGGTAAGTGTGTAGTGGCAGGAAATGTTAGAAGAACTGCTGAGATTGTATTTGGAGACCCTAATTCAGAAGAATACTTAGATTTAAAGAATTATAAAGTAAATCCACACAGAGAACAATATGGTTGGACGTCTAATAATTCAATATTTGCAGAACTCGGTATGGATTATACAGAGGCATCAAAAAGAATTAATGATAATGGTGAGCCTGGATTTGCGTGGTTAGACAACATGAGAAAATACTCTCGTATGAAGAATGGTGGAGATGATAAAGACCATAGAGTTGCGGGTGGTAATCCTTGTTTAGAACAATCATTAGAAAGTTATGAATTATGTTGTTTAGTGGAAACATTCCCAAACAATCACGACTCATTAGAGGATTATAAAAGAACTTTAAAATATGCATATTTGTATGCAAAAACTGTAACACTTGGTAGAACTCATTGGAGTGATACAAATAGAGTTATGTTGAGAAACAGAAGAATTGGATGTAGTGTGAGTGGAATTGCTCAGTTCATAACTAATCGTGGATTACACGAGTTAAAGACTTGGTTGGAAGATGGATATGATACCATACAAGAGTGGGATAAAATGTATTCAGATTGGTTTGCAGTACCAAAATCAATTAAGACTACAAGTGTTAAACCAAGTGGGACAGTATCACTATTAGCAGGTTCAACACCTGGATTACATTATCCAGAATCAAGATTCTATACAAGAAGAATTAGAGTATCGAAACATTCAGATTTGTTAGAACCTTTGAAAAAGGCAGGATATAAAGTAGAACCTGCGTTTGGTTCAGAGGATACCACTATGGTTGTTGAAGTTCCTGTCGATGTAGGAGAGGGAATTAGAACAGTCGGAGAGTTATCCATATGGGAACAATTCTCATTAGCAGCATTTATGCAAAGACATTGGGCTGATAATCAAGTAAGTTGTACGGTCACATTTAATCCTGAAACAGAGGGAGAAATGATACCACAAGTATTAAACTATTACCAATATCATTTGAAGGGTATTTCATTACTACCAAGACATGATTATGGAGCATACAAACAAATGCCATATGAAGCAATTGATGAAAACCAATATAATAAAGATGTTAAGAAATTAGGTAAACTAAACTTTGGTGTAATCAAAGCAGAAGAAGCTAATGTAGAGAAGTTTTGTGATGGTGATTTTTGTGATATAGAAATCACACCTACGACTGGTGATAATGATGACCAAGATTACGCAAACTAAATATGTGTATGATTTCACATACACAGGCAGTTGACACACCTGGTAAAAAATGTGTCTTAACAAAACAAACAGAGGAGACGATTTATGAATATATATCGTAAACTAATAGCATCTTTCGTATTGATGACAGGATTGTTCGCTCAATCCATTGTTGTTGATGTTAAAGATGTTGAATATAACCCTTTGGTTGGAGCAAATGTAGTGGTAGAGGGAACTGAACTCGGTGGTGTTACTAACGAGACAGGTCTTACTACAATTTCAGTAGAAGCTGGAACTTATACTATTACTGCTTCATTCATAGGATACTCATCTCAATCTAAAGAGGTTGTTGTGGGTGATAGTGAAGTAAAAGTGAATATTGCTTTGGCAATTGATGCTCTTACTCTAACAGATGTTGAAGTTTTGGCTTCAAGAGCTGTTGCAACAACACCTGTTGCTTATTCAATGGTTAGTAAAGAAGAAATGGAACTTAGACTTGGTAGTCAAGATGTTCCAATGGCTTTGAATACTACACCAAGTGTATATGCAACTCAACAAGGTGGTGGTGCTGGTGATGCTCGTATTAATGTACGAGGGTTTAACCAAAGAAATGTTGCGGTGATGATTAATGGTGTTCCCCAAAATGATATGGAGAACGGATGGGTTTATTGGAGTAATTGGGATGGGGTTGCAGATGCTGCTCAATCAATTCAGTTACAAAGAGGACTATCAGCTGTAAATCTTGCCACACCTTCTATTGGTGGAACTATGAATATCATTACAGACCCTGCTAAATACGAAAAGGGTGGTAAGTTCAAACAAGAAGCAGGAGATGGTGGTTTTATTAAAACTACTATTAACTACAATTCAGGTTTGATTGGTGATAAACTTGCACTGGCTGGAACAATTGTTCGTAAGACTGGTGATGGTATCATTGATGGAAACTGGACAGATGCTTGGGCTTATTATTTTGGAAGTTCTTATGCAGTATCCGATAAACAACGATTCGAGTTGTACGCAATCGGTGCACCACAAAGACACGGACAAAATCTATACAAACAGAATATTGCTACTTACTCACAAGAGTTAGCAAGTGATATTGACGGATATGATACTGATGCTTTTGCAGAGGGTAACAAATTCGAAACTGAAGCTGGTAGATTCTTTAGTCAAAATTGGGCACCAGTTAGTTCCGACTATACTGGAGAACAATATTGGTATATGTATGGAGCAAACACAACCAAAAGAAAAAATTCAAACTTTCTTAATGAAAGGGAGAATTTCTTCCATAAACCATTAGTGAATCTAAATCACTTTTTAGAGATAAATGATAAAACTAAATTATCATCAGTTCTTTATTGGAGTGGTGGTTCAGGTGGTGGAACAGGAACTTATGGTAGTGTAATGAGAACACCAGCCGTAGCAGATAATGCTTGGTATTCAAGTTCGCCTTGGATGTGGGATTGGAATGGAGAGATTGAACAGAATCGTACTAATATCGATGCTGATTATTCTGAAACAGACCATCGTTCTACAGGTATTCTTAGAAACTCAATCAACAGACAAGATACATATGGATTAATTTCTAAATTAAATTATAAAGTTAATGAAGATTTAGAATTTCAAACTGGTATCGATTGGAGAACTGCTGAAATAGAACACGCTCGTGAAGTTCGTGATTTATTAGGTGGTGATTACTATGTTGATTTTGCTGATGACAATGCACCAGATGGAAAAGTTGTTGGGTTAGGTGATATTATTGCTTATCATAACACTACTACTGTCGATTGGTTAGGTGGATTTGTTCAAGGTAACTACACGAAAGATAATCTAAATGTATATGGAATGGGTGGAATATCATCTATTAAATATTCATATCAAGACCATTTTTCAGTAGAAAACGAGAAAATTACTGCTGATGCTATTTCATCATATCAAGTTAAAGGTGGAGTACACTATGAATGGTTAGATGGTGTTACTACTTTTATAAATTCAGGATATGTGGAAAAAGCACCAATTCTTGATAATGTAATTGATTATTCTGGTACGGTCGCATCCGACCCAGACAATGAGAAATTCTTATCAACAGAAGTTGGTGTTGGATATGCAAACGATAAAGTTGCCGTGAAAGTATCTGCTTATAACACAGATTGGAAAGATAGAAACCTTACTCGTAATGTTGACACGGGTCAAGGAGATTCAGGTGATACTGATGTAATCTTTTTAAGAGGTGTTAATCAGAAACATAGAGGTACAGAAGTTGAAGTAAAAGTATTACCACACGAAATGGTAGAACTTGATTTGATTGCTTCTTTCGGTGGTTGGAAGTTCGATGGTGATGCCAATGGTACTTACCAAGAATCTCAATATAACGATGACAACCAAGTAATTGGTTATCAAACTACTGAATATGCATATGCACTTGATGGGTTATTTGTTGGTGACCAACCACAATCATCTTATATATTGGGTGTAACACTTAAACCTATTAAGGGATTGAGAGTACAAGCACTTTACAATGTATATGATAAGAACTATGCAGATTGGAGTCCTGGTTCAAGAGAAGTGGATTCTGATGGAGTTGCAGATAGAACACAAGTTTGGGAAGCTCCTGGTTACTCAAAACTTGATTTACACGCAT